CAACCTGACGTGGATGATCGACATCGAGAATCAGGGCACGACCGCCGCGAGCACGCTCGTCGGTGGAGCGGGCGTGACTCTCGCTACCGCGCTGAACGCGGGCCTGCCGAACAACGGCATCTCCATCGGTGCCCCGGCTGCTCCCGTCGCGTCACGCTACATCGCGCAGATCACCAGCGCGCAGACACTCACGCTCACCCGCGTGCAGTAACGAGGAAACTAACATGGGTAAACCCACTGATATCTCTGGTAACGAGGAGCACGTTCGCGGGCGTAAGGCTGGCGTGCGTGACACCTACGGCGAGTCTCACGACGGCGTCGCTGAGCGCACGATTGCCTCTGGCAAGCGCGACAGCGAAGGCGGCGGCGAGGATGGTCTGGGCGAGGCCGCATCGGCCGTGTACCGAAAGGCTGTGAAGAACGGCGGCGGGCGCGACTCGATGGGCGATCAGGCTCTCCACGAGCGATAGACCGAGGCACTCGTGCCTCTGATCCACTCATCGAGCAAGGCTGCTCGAAATAAGAACGCGAAGACGCTGATCGGCGAGGTCGGCAAGAGCCCGCACGTAAAGTCGCGGGAGCAAGCCATCGCCATCAGCTACAGCGTTCAGCGACGCGCGTCGCACAAGCCCCACAAGTCGCACCTCAGCCACGGCCGGGTGCACTCGTGGGAGCGCGGCGAGCGTAAGGACTACCACTAGTGGCGTACGAAGAGAAGTCCGGCTACATGGCCCGCTCTCGGATGACGATGCACCGCAAGGGTGGTCTCCTGTCTCCGGTCGTGCCGGTCGCGCTGCCTAAAAAGCAGCGCGAACCCCGGCGCGCGGAACGTACGGCCGGAGGGCCATGACATGCTAGGTGACGCACGAGCGGCCGGCAAGCGCCACAGCACGCGCAAGCACGGCCCGGAATACAAGGCCAAGAATTCACACGGCCGTAGCCACAAACACATCGCGCCCGCTGGGCACGCTGGTCGTGACTCCGGTGGTGAGCAAGAGATGGGCGGACCGGCCGCGCACGCGACGCACGGGCACCGCCCGGGTACGCACGTAGCGGACCGACAGGCTCCGCACAAGCAGCGCGAGCGCAAAGAGGTCAAGCACGTCGATCAGGGGATGATCCTTGACGAGTGGTGCGCTGGTAAGCGCCGGAGTTATCGCTAATGGGTATCGACACAACCTTTCAGCCGAAAACCGAAACCTTCGTAGTGGACAGCTCGGCAGCGGTGACCATTGACGGTCGCCAGCGCGGCGTCACGTCGTGGCGTATCGACGCGGTCGGCGCCGCCGCCAACCAGATCGTGAAGTGGGGCCCGCCAGCTCCGGCCGCTGCGCCAGTCATCGTGGCCCCGGCCATCGGGGCGATCATGCCCAATCAGATAAACGTGAACCCCACCGCCACGGTCTATCTCGAAGGCATTGGCGCGTTCCTGCAGTTCATTGGGAGCGTGGCGTTCGCGACCGGGCACCTAGAGATCACAGGGGGACAGGGGGGCGTCGGTGGCTAAGCTCACTGCCGCGGCCCGGAAGAAGATATCCGGCAAAAACTTCGCCGGCCCGGATCGCAGCTACCCGATCGAGGACGCGAGCCACGCTCGTAACGCCCTCTCTCGCGTCTCTCAGCACGGCTCGTCCGCGCTGAAGGCGCGCGTGCGCGCAAAGGTCCACGCGAAGTATCCCGGGATCGGGAAGTCGCGCGGCGAGCGCGCCGACCATTTCATGCGTACAGGAAAGTAACATGGCAGCTCTAGTGCCTATGCTCGGCGCCGTGTTCGCACACGCCGGAGCACCGAAATCCGAGGGGCGCGTGCGCCCGAAGCCTCGTACTGAGGGGGCGCACGGCCGTAAGGGTCACCGTGTCACCCACGGCGAGAAGTCAGTCAGCCAGCCGCACCAGCAGCACGGTGAGCTTGCATCAGCGGTCGAGCCTAAACCGCTTACGGAGCGAATGCAGATGCGTGAGCACGCGAAGCACCAGATGCGGCGCGCGACCGAAGATTGGGTCAGTGGTCACATGAGCACGAGCGAGCACAACGCCGTACACGCGCGCGGCAAGCACATCCTCGCCGGCAAGCACCCGCACGAGTTCCGCGGTAAGTCCGGTGAGCGGAAGCACCGCGGGCTCTAAGGGAGTCAGCGCCAAGGGCGCGCGTAAGATCGCGCACGAGGTGCTCTCCATGCACATCAAGTACCCGGCCCCGAAAGGGCACAAGGGTCTTGAGCGCGTGATGGCTCGCGACAAGCGCCGCGCTCACTTTATGAAGACGGGGAAGTAATGGGTCTGATCATTGGCAACCGGACACTGCAAGGCGGCCCGATGCTGCCCTACCGGGGGCAGCAGATCTACGCCGGCAACGACGCCTTCTTCCCGACAGTGTTTCTTGATAGACAGCGCGTGCCGATCGTACCCGTGACCGTGAAGGTTGAGCTGGATGACCTGACCAACAGCGTCGCGATGGATAACGGTCCTAACACGCTCGCGGCCGGTGGCGGCAGCACCGCCTTCTATCAGTGGCCGGTGTTCTCGTCCGGGTCGCCTACGCCGTGGCTCCTGCAGGCGAATGCGGCCGTGATGCAGATGACCTTCCCGTACATCGGGTCGCAGATCTGCAAGCTCAAGATCGTATTCACGGGTGTAGACTCCGTGACCAACAACAACTTCACGGACGTGATCGAGAACATCGTCGAGCTGGTCGCGAGCCCGACAGTCTCTGGCACACTATAGTGCTACAACGTTAAATATATACAACATCACGAGGTGAGGCTTGTGAGCATCAATTTCACGCAGACCCCAATCAACGACATGATTGTCGTTGAGCTAGACGCGCAGCCAGCGGCCAAGGGGCGCATCAAGCTCCCAGACTGGCAGAGGCACCTGATCGGGACAGTGATCGCGGTTGGTCCGGGCAGGCCGCTCTACACTGGTGGACGCGCGCCGATGTCGTGTCAGGTCGGCGACAAGGTTGGGTTCGCCCCCACCGCCGGCATGGACTTCGAGTACACGAGCGTCGGTCAGAGCATCCGCATGATGCGCGACCCGGATGTGGACGTCATCTACCTGCCTGTTGACCTCGACTACACTCGCGAGGATCACGAGGCGGCTCTAGCGGCGGCACTCCCATGAGCGTCGCCCTCACACCGCAGATGATCGAGGTCGCGTCGAAGCTCAACATCCTTCGCGACCGCGTGCTCGTGAAGCTGATCCCGTACATTCATCCCGTGCTCGCAACGCCCGGGATGACCCTGCAGAAGGGGATCGTGATCTCCACCGGCTACGGGCGCCGTGAGCGCCGCAAGGTGGAGTTCCGGCACAGCATGGGTAACCAAGAGATCCGCGGCCCGGATGGCAAGCTCGCGAAGTTCACCACGGTCGGCGGCACGAGCCACACCCAGTACTTTGAGGACGGCCCTGAAACCGGACGTATACTGCCATTGCAGGTGCAGGCCGGCGACGTGATCGACTTCAGCTTCCGAAACGTCGAGATCGTAGACTTTGATCGGCTGAAGGATTTCTACAACCTACAGCTCGGGTCGCTCGTTTTCATCTGGCACGAGGCGATCTATGATGTGGACACCGAAGAGGACACGCAGGTGCTCGCGTCGCAGGCGCTTCTGTTCCAACAGAGCGCCGGCCACGACCGCCACGGCAACTGGATGAGCGGCGCCGAGGACTGGCACCGGTCGTGAGCAGGGTGACGAAGAGCGACCGCGAGTTCGCGCTGAAGTACAGTACGAAGCTCAATCACAAGGGTCAGCCTGACATTCGAAACTATCGGTCGCTGCAGATCCTGCCCTTCGATCTCGCACGTGAACGCCGCTGGCCGAATTACTGGGACGGCGTGACCATGTGCAAGCATGGTCACATCGCCTCGCGACCGGTCAGCAACCCGGCGATCTGCAACGACTGCGTCCACGTGGTCGCCAATGAGTCTCCCGTCTACCCGATGGCGAGCAACTCGGACCTAACCGCGCCACCGGATGGGCACCAAGTCTTCATTGACCCGATCGCCAACAAGAAATTCGAGTGGACAACGGAGAACGAGAACCAGTTTCTCTCGGCTCTGACCAACTCAGGCGACGTGACGCGCGCTCTGGCCGCCATTCAGGCCCAGCCGGAGCACTTTTTTGACCATCGGGACGACAACCCGGTGTTCCGGTCGCGCTACGAGGTCATCATGAATGGCCGCGTGAAGGAGCTACGCGAGTGGAAGACCGCAAACGCCGCCCTCGAAGGTAACGACAGGCTAGCTGGAGCAATGTTCGCGCCGATTCGGTCGAAAGATGACCTCGGCGGGCGCGGGGCGAGGACTCCGGAGATGATTCGTGCACGAAATGCCGCACTCGTATCGAGACATATTGGCCCGGATCGATGTTCTGTCGGAAACCGAGCAGGCGTGGAAGCAAAAGACACTCCAGTACTGGTCAAAGGGCCAGACGATGCCTCTGGCGGAGATGGGGGAGTGGCAGGATCAGCTGGACGCGGCGGCGCAGCTCCTGAAGACGACCCAAATCGGGACTTGGTTTCTTGATGACGACCGGGCGAGGCGTTTTAACATCCCGGCGCGCGCCGGATACAAGAAACACCTAGCATTTTTTGAAGCCGGCGCGCTCTTTGACGAGCGCGCCGTCTTCGGTGGCAACCGTACCGGCAAGACTCACTGCGGCGTCTTCGAGGACGTGTTGGATCTCACGGGGCTTTACCCGGATTGGTGGAAAGGCTACCGCTTCGATCACCCGATCGACATGTGGGTGGCGACAGACACCGCGAAGAACACCCGAGACATTCTCCAAGAGAAATTTTGTGGGAAACCGGGTGTCCCGGGCGCGCTGGGCACGGGGATGGTCCCCGCTGAGTTGTTCGCGCGCGAACCGACTATCAAGCACGGGACACCCAACGCCTACGAGACGATCTACGTCTACCACCACACTGACGGCGTGGTGGACGGCGTCTCGACTTGCATGTTCAAGAGCTACGATCAGGGCCGCGAGGCCTTTCAGGGAACTCATCAGGACAAGATCCACCTCGATGAGGAGCCCAAGATCGAGATTTATAGCGAGTGCTCACTGCGTCTCATGAGCACCGCCCCCGGGCAACCGAACGGTAAGCTCGTCCTGACTGAGACGCCACTTTTAGGCATCAGCGAGCTGATGCAGAGCTTCATGCCCGAGCTGCGCCCCGAGGCGGATGTCGTAGCTCCGGTCCAGTATGAGCATGTTGACGTGGATGAGGACGGCAACGAGATCGTGATCGATGAGTGAGCAAGACAGCCGGTGGTCGGTGCACGTTGACATGGACGACGTGCCACACCTGACCGAAAAAGAGAAGGCGAAGATCTTGAAAGGGATCCCGCCATGGATGCTGCAGGCACGCAAGAGCGGCATCCCGGGTCACGGCGTCGGCGCGATCTTTCCGGTCCCTGAGGACGTGATCAAGATCAAGCCGTTTCAGATTCCCAACCACTGGCCGCGCTCGATGATGATCGACCCGGGTTGGAACACGACCGCGGCGCTGCTGTGCGCGTGGAACGTTGACTCGCCCTTCGTTGACTTCGAGGGCGTGACCAGATACCCGGCCGTGGCGTACGCAGAGTACTACCGCGGCCAAGCGGACCCCGCGGTGCACGTCGCCGCGCTTCGCGCGCACGGAGCTTGGATGCCATGCGGAATCGATCCCGCCGCCGAGAAAGCTCGTGGCCCAGACGGCGAGCTGTTGATCGACACGTACCGCTCTCTTGGGCTCAACGTCACGAAGGCGGACAACACCGTCGTATCCGGGCTCATCATGACGTGGCACTACCTCTCGACGCAGCAGTTCCGCGTCTTTGAGACGTGCACGAACTGGTTTAAGGAGCACCGGCTCTACCGCCGCGACGAGACCGGCAAGGTCATCAAGAAGAACGACCACCTCATGGACTGCACCCGCTATCAGGTCATGAGCGGCTACTCTATAGCGGTCCCGCCACCGGCGGGGGAAGGCGGGATCCCGTGGTTCACGTGGACGCCCGAGATGGCAACGCCCAACGGCGTCTGGAGTAGTTGATGAAATTCTCAACAAGGGGTGAGGCATGAGTGTTGTATTAAAGCTGACGCACGAGGAGGGTCTACGCCTCCGACAGCAGCAGGCTCAGGATGTGGCGCGCACCGAGGATAACGTGGTTGTGACCCCAGACGGGAACAAGCACACCATCCGCGGCGGCCTGATTCAGGGCGGCAGCAAGGAATGGAAGTTCGTGCGCTTCGAGAACAGCGACCACCACGTGGTCGAGGACGTCCCGCAGGATGAGGACATGCGCCGCGTCGACGCGAACGGCAAGAAGATCAAGCTCGGGACGTACACCGTGTCGGTCGTTGCCGGCATGAAGAACCTCGTAATCGAGCGCCTCGGTAAGGTGATCGCGTTCAACTTCAAGAACCCGGCGATCCGCAACCAGCTACGTGTCCGTTACCAGACGCTGGAGAAGACAGGCAAGAAAACGAAGGAAGGTAAAGAGATCCACGAGTGGCGAGACAGCGGCCAGCCGCAGTACATCCCGCCCAACACCTTCGGCGGAGCGTTTGTCGGCACCGGCCAGCGCGCTATCGTGGATGAGATGCCGACGTAATGAGCGGTAACAGCGGAGACAACTGGGATCTGACGGCTAACATCCCCGGAGAAGAGGGGCCGCTGCCAGATCACCCGGGCTTTGAGATCGCCGACGAGGGCGATCTCATGGCGCGTATCCGAAACTTCTATGATGAAGGAGTTGGTGCGTGGGAAGAGAACCGTCGGATGCACTCCGAGGATCTCAACTTCGTATACAACTCCGAGGCGATGGGGCAGTGGGATCCCGTCGTCCTACAGAATCGCCGTGGTAAGCCGAGCTACACGTTCAACCGCGTGCTGCAGCCTGTTAACACGGTGGTTGGCGACATGCGGCAGACTCGGCCCGACGGCAAGGTGCGCCCGGCGAGCGACGGCGCGTCTGAGGGCGTCGCCCTGATCTACGAGGGCATCTGCCGCTCGATTGATCAGGCGTCGCGCGCCGACTCGATTGAGAAGGAGCAGTTCCAGTACGCTGTCGCGGGCGGCTTCGGCGCCTTCTGGGTCATGCCGACCTACCTACAAGACGACGGCGAGGGTGCGTTCGATCAGGTGCTGCGGATGATCAACATCAGCAACCCGCAGACGGTTGTCTGGGATCCGCAGTGTGCGGACAAATGCGCGGGCGACGCTAACCGTTGCATCATAGCCGAGCGCATCAGCGACGAGATCTATCAGGCGCGCTTCAAGGATGAGAACGGTGTCAGCTTCAACCTGAGCCGTGACAGCTACGGCTGGTTCACTGACAAAGAGGTCCGGATCGCGGACTACTTCGAGCGCGTCCCGCGTGAGAAGACGATCTGCCAGATGACCGACGGCACCGTCCGAGACTACGACGACGAGCTGAAGGCTAACGAGAAGCACTTCGACGAGCACGGGATCACGGCCGAGACTCACGGTGCTAACCGGATCGCGACCTATAAGGACGGCAAAAAGAAGATCCGCAAGACGATCAAGTGGCAGGTGATGTGGTGCAAGATCGACGGCACCAACATCCTCGAAGGCCCCTACTACTACGACTGGAAGCGCATCCCGGTCGTTCGCGTGCCCGGCCGCTACATCAACATCGAGGGCCGCAAGAAGTTCCAGTCGCTGATCCGTCACTCTAAGGACGCGCAGCGCAGCTACAACTCCCGAGCCTCGGACATGATCGAGCGCAGCGCTCTCATCCCGAAGGCTCCCTACCTCGTCACACAGACGATGATCAAGGGCTTCGAGGCGGAGTGGAATCAGGCTAACGTCCAGTCCCGGCCGTACCTGCCGTACAACCCGGACCCGAAGGCACCCGAGCAGATGCCGCACCGGATGGAGCCGCTCGACCTGCCGCAGGGTGCTATCGCGCTCGCGCAGATGTCGATCCAAGACATTCAGGCGACCATCGGCTACTACGACGCCAGCATGGGTAACGCCGACGAGATGAACCGCGTTAGCGGCAAGGCTCTCGTCCAGCACAACAAGCGCGGTGACCTCGCGAGCTACGAGTTCATCGACAACTTCGGCGCCGCTATGCAGCTGAAGTGGGAGATCTACATCGACATGATCCCGACGGTCTACGACTCCGAGCGCATCGAGCGCATCATCGGGCGTAGCGGCATCGAGGACATGGTCACGCTTAATGAATCCACCGGGCAGCAGGATGAGGACGGCAACGACGTCATCCTCAACAATCTCTCGAAGGGTAAGTACGACGTCGTCGTGACGCTCGGCTCGAACTACCAGACAGCCCGGCAGGAGGCGCTCGACACGCTGATCGCCCTGATGGAGGCGATGCCCGACCACGCGCCGCTGATCGCGGACCTCGTGGCGAAGAACGTGGACACGCCCGACGCTCAGGAGATGGCTCGCCGCTTCCGGGTGCAGCTGATCCAGCAGGGTATCGTCCAGCCGAACGAGCAGGAGAAGGCCGCCGGTGTCGGTCAGCCCACCGCCGCGCAGAAGGCGCAGCAGGCGATGGAGCAGCTGAACCAACGGCTGCTGGCTGGCAAGACAGACAAGATGGAGGCTGACGCCAAGATCGCACAGTCGCGCGCGGGCGCCGCCCCGATGGAACGCGAGAAGCTCCAGCTCGGTAACATGAAGCTCGCGAGCGAGGTGCACGACAACGCGCTCGGCCACGCTGGCATCCCAGACATGGCGCAGGCTCGCACGGACGCGATGGGCAACCAGCAGGAGCTGGAGCATCAGGGCAACCTGAACGCGCAAGAGCTGGCGCACAACGAGGCCTCGCACCGGCAGGAGCTGATGCACGGCCACGGCGCCCACGTCGGCGACGTCCTGAAGGGGCGCTCGGAGTTTGAGTCCGATCAGGACCGCATGAATCGTGAGCACGCCGCCGAAGAGAAGCGCGCCTATGCGAAGCACATGAACGAACAAACTCGCGCGGATGAGAAGCACCGCCGCGAGATGGAGCGGCTCGCAGAGAAGCACACAAAAGAGCTGGAGCACGCTACGAAACTGAATGACGCCAAGGTCGCCGCCGCGAAGGCGATGGCTAAGGCGAAACCGAAGGCCAAAGCGAAAGCGGCCTGATCTTAGTCTGGTGAGACTCGCCTCGCGGCAGCGCATGCCGTGTATCGGAGACAATCATGGCCCAGAAAGCCGAACGACAGACCGGTCGTAAGGACGAGCGTGACTTTGTCACGTCGCTGAACGCTTATGAAGCCCAGCCGGTGAAAGACATTCCCGACAAGGTAGCTCGTAGTCCGCAGCATCTCTTCAAGGGAGCGACCGCTACGAAGCAGGCCACGGCCGCCGACATCGGCGCCGCTGGCGCGCTGCACGCCGAGGGCGAGCAGTCACGCATAGTTGATGAAGCACCCGCGGCTGCCGCGGGCGGCAACGCCAACGCCGACGACGCCCCTGTCGTTGACGAGGACGGCACACTCGGCGACCAGTCCGATACTGGCGAGGGGACTTCGGATGTAACGTCGGACTCATCCACCGACCTCACCGATTCCGGCGGTGACGCAGACCCGAACGCGGATCTCACTGCAGCTGGCGACGAGGGCGCCACTGAAGACGAGCCGCCGAAAGGCTCTGCCCGGGAGCGCATAGTTGAGCTGAACGACAAGCTCGAAGGTGCGATGGTATTTGGAAAGGCAGTGCAGGAGCACAACCGTACGCTGCAGGAGGAGAATGCGCGCCTACGCGCGGGAAGCTCCACCGTTCAGCCCGCACCCGCTGCCGCCCCAGTCGTAAGCGACGAACCCGGTCCGATGCCTGACATCTCGGATCCGGAGATCGCTTTCGACAACGACAAATACCGTGCAAGGATGCAGGAGTGGCTCGACAAGCGCGACGCGAAAAATCGCCGAGCGATTGTGAGCGAAATGACGGGTAATAACGAAGTGCAGCGCCTTACGACTTCCGTAAATGAGAAGTTGACGGCATACGCGAAGGACCACCCGGATTTCTCTAAGGACGTACTGAACGACCCGGTGCTCAAGGCAAACCAGCTCTCTGGTCCCGCGGCCCGGATGATCGCCAAGTCTCCGTACACGGCTCAGATCCTCGAACACTTTGCCAGCGACCACGGCCTCGCGATTCGCGCGGCGCGGATGACGGTAGAGGACCAGATGGAGACGATTGCCGACATCGCGGCAGATCTTAAGGCGAGGGATAAGAAAGTGAACACGTCCACGACCACAACGACCACCAAGAGCAACTCGACTCCGGCCAACCGCGGCGGCGCGCAGCCCGCTGCACGGAAGTCCGTCTCACAGGCCCCGCCTCCGCCTCGGATAACGAGCGGCGGTGGTGCGTCCAAGCGATTCGATCCGCTGGATCCTAGCACCAGCATGGACGACTTCGTGAACGACCACCGAAAGGGGAAACAGTCCGCTCGCCAAGCTAACCGTGCGGCGCGTGGCCTGAAATAAACTCGGAAGGGTTAAATGGCTAACTCACTCATCACCGCACAGTGGGTTGCTCGTAAGGCGCTGGTATTGCTCCACGCCAAGAGCAACTTTACGGGGCGGTGCAATCGCGACTACCAGAGCTTGCTGCCCGGCCCGATCAACGGCGTCATCCTTGGTCAGCAGCTCTCGATCCGTCTGCCGTTCCAGTACGTACTCCGCACTGGCCCGCAGATGAACGCGCAGAACAGCGTGCAGCGTTTCGCCACCCTGCTGGTCAACCAGCAGCTCGGCGTTGACATCAACTTCACCAGCGTTGAGCGAGCGATGTTGCTGAACAACTTCGAGGAGCAGGTTCTCGAACCCGCGATGGCACGTCTGGCCGCTGGCGTGGAAAACTTCACGACCGGTCAGGTCAACAACGTCCCGAAGTTCACGGGCGCGGTTGGCACCACGGCCACGTACGATCAGCTCCTGCAGAACGAGCAGTACCTCACGGAATCGCTCGCTCCCGAGGACGATCGGCGTACCTTCACGGCGACTCCGCAGACCTCGCGGTTCTTCGTGAAAGACAACAAGGGTCTGTTCCAGCCTGAGAGCACCATCTCCGACCAGTGGTTGGAGGGTGTGATCAGTGACAAAGCGGCCGGGTACATCTGCTTCCGTAACACGAAGCTCCCGACGCATGTCATCGGCACTTTCGCGGCGACTTCAAACCCGTCCGTGAACGGCGCCGGCCAGAGCAACCCGGGCGCAGGTAACGCCTTCGTGTCCACCTTCACCCTCGCGGTCACTGGCTTCGCCGGTACCGACGTGGTCAACGCTGGTGATGTGATCAGCATCGCGGGCGTGAACGAAGTGGATCCGGAGACCAAGGCCTCCCTCGGCCGTCCGAAGCAGTTCGTGGTTACCGCCACGTCCGCTGCGGGTCCGACGACTCTCTCGATTGCTCCCGGCATCATCACCGGTGGTTCCTACCAGAACGTGGACAACGTCCCCGGCGCTGGCGCGGCCATTAGCGTGTTCGGTGTTGCGGGTGCTGCCACGAACAGCCCGTTGGCAAACATCAGCGGTCAGCTGATCAAGCAGTCTCTCGGCTGGTACCGCGACGCGATCGTGTTCGCGAATCCTCCGATGCTCGACCTCAGCCCACTCGTCAAGATGACGGCTGCGGAGGCCTTCGAGGGTTACAACATGCGCTTCGCGCAGCAGTGGGATCCGTCTAACGACGTTCTTCCCGCGCGCCTCGACTCGATTGTAGGTGCGGTTCTCAGCTACCCCGAGCTGGCCGTGCGTAACGTCGAAGTCGCGTCGGCGTCCTAATCTGAACTGACAGGAGAAACCAAATGGCTAACTATCAGAGTGGATATGGTCACGGCGACGTGGTTGGCGTTCCGTTCGATTTCTACGCTGGTGCGACGATTGTCACCGGCGGCACGATCACGATGCAGACCGGCCTGTTGGTCATCAACAACGCCGCGATCTCGCTGACGGTCAACCTGCCGCTTAACCCGGTGGACGGCGCAGTGGCGGAGATCTCGATGATCACCGGCACCTTGACCCTGACCGCGCTCAACGCGAACACTGGCGACTCGATCGTCAACGGCACCCTCGGTGCTCCGACGGCGATCACCCCGGCCGCTTCCACGACCGCGGGCTCAGCTGCCAACACGCTGCGGTATCGCTACACCCTGAACGGCTTCCAGCCGGCCAGCGGCGCGGCGGTGAACCCCCGCACGTGGCTTCGCGTACAGTAAGACCAATAAGTCGATCCTGCCCTCACCCAGCGATCGACACCTTGCTCCGGATGGAGCTGACAGGCCGGAAAGACGGCCACCTATTTCAGGAGTGACGTGTGGCCGCGCAGACGACGCAGACTGTCCAGCAGATCATCAACGAGGCGTTGCTGAACGCTGGCGTCATCGCGTCAGGGCGCGCGCCGTCTTCGACACAGACGGCCACATGCCTCACGGTACTCAACGACAACATGCTCACGCAGATGCGTGACGGCTGGCACAACATCGGCTGGTACCCTCAGTCCTCGGCGCAGCTCAACACCGCGGCGCCGCTATGGGACGAGGACGTCGCCGACGTCAAGCTGGTGCTCACCGCGTGGGTCGCGATCAAGTTTGGTCGCAAGATCGATCCCCCGCTTAGCCCTTCCGATAAGTCATCCCTCGGCGCCCAGATCGAGGCCGCGTTCACGCGCCTCGACAAGCGCTACCTGCAGTCTACAGAGGCAGACCTCGGGGAACTCTCTCGTCCGCAGGGCGGTCCGTGGGGGGGCCCGAACTACCTGTAGCCATGTCACTCATTCCCTTTCCGCTACCGGTTGCTTCGTACCAACTTCCCGACCTGCGCGCCGGCTCCAAGCGGCTGGTCAACTGCTTCCCGGTCGTCCCGTCACAGAACCCGACGGTAGACGACACGAAGGACTCGCAGCAGCTGGTTGCGCTCCGGCGCTGGCCCGGTATCACCACGATCGCCTCCAACATCGGCGCCGCCACCGGCGGGCTGCGTGGGATCTGGGAGATGGGAGGGATCCTCTATCTAGTGGTGGGCTCCGTGTTCGGGTCACTCACCAGCGCCGGGAACTTCACGCAGCTCAACGCCGGTACCCCGATCCCGGGCAACGGCTTCGTGCGGATGACTGACAACACCAGCTGCCTAGTGATCCTCGTGCCCGGCACGGATCAGGCGTTCACGTACACGCCGTCGTCTATCGTGTCGCCGCACTTCGCGACGCTGAGTAACGCTTTTTTTCTGACGCTCGGTGGGGCGATCGACTGCTGGTTCATTGACACGTTCGTCGTCTTCCTCGCGAACAACAACAACGGCAACGGCTCGTACACGTTCTTCAATGACGACGGCAAACAGGTGAGCGGAGTCGAGCCGCTTACGTTCACGACCGCGGCGAGCTTCACTCGCCAGTTCGGTACGGACCCGTTCTTTGGAATCTGCGTCGATCACCGTGAGGTGCTCGCGTTCGGGTCACGCTCGACAGAGGGGTTCGTGAACACCGGCAACGCCTCCGGGTCGCCGTTCAGCACCGCCCCGGATACCTACATGCCTTATGGGATGCACCCGAGCGCGAGCTTCACGATCGCGCTGCAGGACAACAGCGTCTTCTGGGTCTGTAACGACCTGACCGTGCGGCGCCGAGAAGGGCAGACACCGGTCCGCGTCAGCGACGAGGGGATAGAGAACATTCTCCAGACCGCGGCCGCGAACAACCTGCTCGCGGGTGCCTACGCGCTCGCGCCGACATTTGGCGGGAGCCCGTTCTACGTCCTGACGATACCTCTCATGCAGCGCTCGCTTGCCTACAACTGCGTCACACAGAAGTGGTTCGAGCTGTCGTCGCAGGGGCTTAACGCGAACGGAAACGCCAACGGCGTCCAGCAGCAGTGGCGCGCGCAGGCGTTCTTCAACGGCTTCGGGCTGCAGCTGATCGGCGACGCCCAGAGCCCGACGATCGGCTACCTAGACCAGAACACACAGACAGAGTTCGGCACAACCCCGGTCGTGGCGATCTTCATGACCCAGCCGGTGTTCAACAAGAACGTGCTCATCACGACATGGAGAATCGAGGCGGTCGTGACCGCGGGAGCTGGGGCGATCGGCAACCCGGCGCCGAAGATTCAGTTGTTCCTGTCGGATAACTGGGGGCAGACGTTCTACTCGTTCGATGACGAGAACCAGACCCTCGGCGTCCCCGGCGACACAGACAACCGCGCGGTCTGGTTCACGCTCGGTGAGCACCGGTCGCTCGTGCCGCAGTTCCTGATCAGTGACCCGTCTCCGCTGTTCACGGTCAGCGTGACCGCGGACGTTGAGATGGGGCTAGAAGGCTACTAGTGGCCGCGCTGATCTCAAAGCCGGGGATCACGCGTGCCTCGACTAGCTCCGGAGTCCCGAAGGAATGGAGCCAGAACTGGTTCCGTGACTTCGTGTCGGATCACCTGAAGCTCGCGGACGTCCGCAATGCGGTCGGGTCAGGCGGTATCTCGATTACAGGAAACTTGACGAGCTACGCTACGATTGGCCTTACTACGCTTGCGGGCGCAACTCAGATCATTTCATCTACGACCGCGGAGACGCGATCGAACACGGCGACACCCTCGAATAGCAGCGTGCTGCAGCTAACGCTCACGCCCGGAACGTATCGAGTCGAATGGGCCGTGAGCATCAAACAGGCCGCCGCGGGCGCGGTTGGTGTGAACTATAACGTCAACTTTAGTGGCTCCTACAGCAATCTTGGCGCAGCGATTGGGTTTGGTGGCGGGGTGTCTCCAACCACCGCGCAATTTTTCGGAACCGGGTCAATTGTCGCCGCTCCCACCCAGACTGCTTTTAGCGCGGCACAGGTGGATACATTCGGCGACGTATTCTTTGGTTTTGGGTATATCAAGGTAACTACAACCGGTACGCTTGCTCTCGCGTTCGCTCAGAACACATCGAGCGCAACCGTGATTACATTAGCAAGCGCAGCCGGATTACCGGGCTGCTTAACAGCAACACGCATAGCGTGAAGGTGAGGAGAGAAACATGACCACCATCGAGGAAGCAGTGAAGAGTGCGATCGAAACCGCCAACCCCGGCGCACAGGTGACCGTAGACAACGTGAAGCCATTGGACGCGGAAGGGCCGAAGGCTCCGCCGGTTCCGACCATTAGCCCGCGTGTCGCGGGCAACATCTGCAAGCTGATGGAGACAGCGCAGATGCAGGGGATGCAGGCGGTCGCGTGGTGCGAGGCCTACCAGCTCCTGCAGCAGATCGCTCTGAGCGGCGGGATCAACCCGAATCCGCAGGGGGTCCAATTCCCGGGACTCTGACATGGCAATCAAATTAGCAACGGACGCGGCCGCCACGTGGGCGGCCGTAGGCCTAACGGTCCTTGGCGGGATCTACACAACAGCGCTCCACTATGGAGCTAACAACCAACAGATCGCTGCGATTCAGGCGAAGCAGGAAGATACAGACCGGCACGTCGCGAAACACGACGACCAGCTCTCGGCGATCCAACAGCAACAGGCCGCGAACGCTCAAGCTCTCACTGACATTAAGGACACGGTCCACGATATTCAGTCGAAGGTGCACGAGCATGACAATCACCGATAGCACCCAGCTCGACGCACGGATCCCGCGCCAGCTCGCTATAGACGTGGACGCCGCCGAAGGTGACCTCCTCACGGCTTACCCGGACTCGCTCGGCAACTGGACGATCGGACGCGGACACCTGCTGCCTCCGGC